GAATGTTAATGTTCTCAATCATATCTTATCCAACAGCTGCTTAAGCATTCCCTTAATATCAGAAACATCTTTTTCCAAAGCACTGATTCTATCTTTCTCATCTTGAATCATTTGTTTCTGTCTAATGTATTTATCATAGTCAGCGGAGGATACATTTACGACTGCACCTCCATTAGTCTTCCTTAAGTTTGCGTGTCCTTCTACCTTATGCATTTGCGACCACTATCAAATCTTTTGCCTTTGGAACATATGCGCATGAAGAGGATCTCATAACAAGCTTAACCGCCATTTGATCAAATGCATCAATATTGGTTACTCTGAATTCCTTCTCGCTAAACCCAGATGAATTAGTTGATCCAACAGTTCCTACAAGAGTCCAATTAACTGTATCAAAGTTTTGCGGATCCGAGGAGAGTTTGGTTTTTCTATACACATCAATGTTTGCACCGGTTGGAACTTGAGCAGCGAATCTTATAGTCATAGCGGTCGAGTTACCTGCAGCGTCGGACAAGTTAATTCTTCTAGTCATATACTTAGCTGCAGTAGTACCTTGGTTAGGTGAGATCTCATCGATGTAGTTATTATATCCAACGATGTTGATACCACCAGCGGCCCCAGCAGGACTTTCTGCGACAAAGTTTTTGTCCGTGGTTACTATAGAACCATCAGGCTCAACAGCAGTAACGATACACTGTCCATTGTTACTTGCATTTTGACAATTGGATAGTTCAATCACTTGACCAACGATAAGATCTTGGAACTTACCACGAATAGAGTTGTTCGCTGTCGTAATTTGTTTTGAGTCGTTTGATACCAATACGATGTTTGTCGTATCGGCTGAAACTATTCCATACTTATCAAACACTGTGCCGTCAGATTGTTGTTCTTCAGCTTCAGTTGGAAGATACGGCGAATTGGTGATCGTTGGATTACTTACTCTGTTATTGAATGTAGTCAATGACATTCTTGTAAGTTCTAGCACAGGTGAAAGATTAGCGTTAGTACTAAACAGTCTTACGTCAAGATCTAAGGATTTAACCTTATCACCATTCACGACTACCTCATTATCGTCAGAAGCAAGAAGCTTAGGTGTAGTAAAGAAGTTGTTTTCGTTTTCAAGAACCTCAATACCAACAGTATCTCTTACGTATGGAGTCTCTCCACCAAACACGCTCTGGCCTGACAAAGTTTTTGCGATAAAGTCGATACGAGTCTCAAAGAAATTGAATCTCGGTGCGACTGGTTGCATTCCATCAAAGAGAACGTTACGAGTTGCTTGAATGTTACTACCACCAACTCTCGTTGTTTCGTTTGCCGAAGATGTTACCTTAATAACATACGAGTCGTGGCCAACGTGAACAATATCATGTGTCTTATTCAACTCGGTTGCGTTAATACCAGCAAATGTACCAGCAACAAATCCTGAAAGAGTAACCTTTGAGTTCTCTTTGGTGAATCCGTGATTACGATGGAACACACGAACGTATTTGGATCCAAATCTTGTTTGTAGTGGATCATCCTCTAGGTCATGTAAATCCAATCTTGCGTTATGGAAAGTCGCAGTACCACCTGGGTTGAGACTACGTGTGTTGACCGATTCTTTTCGGCCGTCTGGTCCAGTGATAGTGTTGGATAAATTACTAAACTGAGCCTTATTGATTCTAAACTTCAAGTCTTGGTTCTGAGCTGGAGTCCAAGTTCTATTGTTTTGAGACTTAAAGAACGATCCAAGATAAGGCTGCTTATGAACTTGCACATCCGTAAGAACATCAAACTCACCTAAGTTTGATATCCATGCATGATAGTTATTTGAATCCGATAGTAGGACAATACAATATTCTTGTCCGTTCTGAACATACACTGGAGACTCAAACGTAAATCTTGTTGGAGTATCTGGGGATAGCGCTAGATCAATCGGAGAAGAATCAAGTGCACTTAGGTCAGTCGTGTTGGACGATAGGCCAAATCCAGTACCGTACCTTAATCGGTTATCGTCTCTGATTTGATACGGATCCAAGATAACTTCGCCGAAAGGTAGCACAAGTGGTCCTGGATAACCATTGATCGTGTTACGTACTTGAAGCCTTAACGGAATCTCTGAATCAACCGAAGCAAGATAGATATCAATCGAGGTTAAGAAACATCCTGGTTCTTCCTCAACAAAGAATGTCTGAGCGATTGGATCTGATGTATCGTTTCTGCCGAAACGGGTACCAAAATCGTCATTTCTTCTAGGAACCCACACACTTGAGATTAGATCCGTTCCGCTATCCAACGTAACGGTCTGTTGATCGTTTATTTCAGTTTGAACTATTTGGCCGTTTCTTACGCTATTGAATGTCGATTGAATATCCCTTAGGATACCATTGGCCTCGTAGTTAACGGAGCCACGAGTCCTTGCGGTACGGTCATTATTAGTTTCATTGTCGATTAACTTAAACTCACGAGTACCTGTTCTAAATTGTATCTGAGGCGTATTAGGAATCTCAAAGACACCAGCAACATCTCCACCAAAGTTAGTTGTAAGTTGATCGCCTTTAGTCTTTGCTGACCAAAGAGTAACCTTACCTCTGTTACCAGAGATAGATCCCTCAATGATATCTCCTACTTGGAAATTTCCAGAGTGGTTAATAACCAGTGCAGTACGATTAACACCTCCAGGTTGTACCTCTTGTAGTACACAAACCGCTGTACATGGTGAAGCTTCTGGAGTTGCATAGGTAGTCGTTCCTCGTTTCGCAACGAAGATAACATCACCTTTGTTAAGAGCAGGTTGGGTGTTTCCTTCAGTAGTACCTTGTACCCCAGTCAAAGGATTAAAGCGACGTGCGATTTGATCCGCATCTCCGCCTGCTTGTGTTTGCCAATCAAACACTCCAGATTCTCCACCGTCAACCTCAGGTCCGTATTGAATACGAGAGGCCGGTGTTACGTGTTCACTGATAGGAGTTCCATCAAAGTATGGCCACACGTTTGATTGTAGCTTTAAGCCACGACCAACAAATACGACTTCACGCGAACGAATGAACGGAATAACTGAACGAGCGACCTCACGATCAGCCTCGACCAATTCGCGAGAAAAGGTTGCGACTACTTCAGTGTTAATACCTGTCCTAGTTTGATCAGACTGCTCTTCCCAGTCCTGCCAAGTTTGGCGCCAAGTACCTTCACCTCCTCCAGTTGTACGGGTTCCACCTATATTTCTTACACCGCTCCACTGAGTCTGCCAAGCGTTCCATACGTTTCCTAAAACACCTTCTTGCGCTACTCTATCTCGCGTAGCGTTAAAGTTACCCTCAACATCATTAACGATGTCTGGCAATCTGTTGGTCTCAAACCATTGATCAGCAAAAGGATTTAGGGATACCGAACCGACAAATGTAAAGATGGCGTATGGATTAACGTTTTCAGTTGTGGTTGCAAAGGGTTGTTCAATAAATGTTTCGTCGGTATATGGGAGAGTAAGAACCTCACCGGTTACTTGATAACCCGCAGCAGTTCTTTCTGCATCGGTTGATACTGACTCAACCAATTCTATGTTGTCTACATGAAATGTTGGTCTAAGTTCGTTTGCCTGCATATCTATCGCTGCACGATAGTCACGAGCTCTCGTATCACCTGTTCTATGTCCAGCAAAGTTATCAACGACGAAGCCGTTCTTAAATCTTGTTAGTCTTAGATCATCGTCATCAGGTACCTCAAGAGCTGCCGCCTGTTGTTCCAATAAATTGAGAGAAGTGTAATACTCAAGTCTGTCGATTCTACTTTCTAAAGTACCAATGTCTCGCATGGTATATCGACGATTGTCAATTCTCTTAACATTAACATCCTTAGGACTAAACGTGTAAGCAGGAATATCTAGCTGAGCAATATCCATTGCTTCTGGATCACCCTGAGGAATCTGAGGATTCAGTGATGGAGTACCACGCAGATCAAAGACGTTACCACGAAGGCCAATCACTATCTTGTCAATTCTAGATGTGTAATATTGATAAGTTGCTGTTACTTCGGTACCTGGCTTCGGCGGAAGTGAGATGGATCCACCCGTTCCCGTAAACCCTGTACCTGCATCATTAAGAACAGGACGGAAGTCAAGAACGTTACGAAGCGGAATAGGACCAGAGATTGACTGATAGTATGGAATGTCTTCATCTCTGACAGGATAAGAATCAATCGAGAAGTAGTCACCAGTGTTACCATGACTAAAGTATTCATAGTCAATACGAATATATCCAGTCGGCGCAGAGTATTCTGGTTTACGAATAATTCTAGCATGATCGTAAAACGCTTCTCTTTGACCATCATCTAGGTCAAACCAATCAGTGATATCAATCTCACCTGAAGCATCATAAGTTCCACCAGAAGCAACCGACGACATAGATACTCTTACGATTCTATAAACGTCTGCTTTACTCAAAGAGATTCTTCTGTTGGCCAAGGCATCAAGATCAACGATGTCGATCTGTCCAGTCTGTAGGGTCTTAGTCTTTTCTCTAGAATCCGTAGCAGATTCTTTAATCACCGGAATCATAGCAGTGTATGCTGTGCTGTTAGAAAGACCAGTGATTGTTATTTTATCATTATCGGTATTTGAACGATCGATCGCAACACCGCCGGTTCCAATCTGAACCAGTGAACCAGCCGTTTCGACAAGAATGATTTCGTTTTCTTCAACGTTAGGTTGGAATCGAGTGCCAGTACCACTTGAGGCTACCGCACTAGTACGAGCAAATTCAACAGTACCACTACCGTCTGAATTATTATTAAATCTTTGCATGACAGTATATTCAACATCGGAACTGCCTGCTTCAGTCTTAACCGTCTTAACGGCTTCGACGAACATTGGATACATGACCGTCTTAGAGTTTGGTAGATGAATCCTAGACTCAACTTTACGGAATGCTTGCCCTGTAATATCTCCGCCAGCGGTTACGGCCATCGTAGTATCTGCTGTAGGAGTAGAAGTAACTCTGTATGTATTACCACCCGACTCAAAAAAGTCATTAGCAACAAACGCAGAAGAGAATCGAGTACCTACACCGGTCGCGGTTGTTCCAGAAATTGATATTGATCCATCGTTATCAAAGGATCTTTGGTTAACAACGTTTGCGTATCCTGAGCCACCTTTAATACCTTTAACGTTGGAAACAAAGGATTTGCCAGAGTTCATTTTTACGTCAAACAAGTATAAACGATATTCGTTATTGATAAACTCAAGACCACGAATTCTTGCGGTACCTACTGATGAACCGGCGACTGATAACAAAGCAGTTTGGAATTGGTCATAAAGGGTGACTTGCTCTAAAGCAGCAATGTCAAGAACGGCTTCAGGTGCACTAACAACTACATAGTTACCCATGACTGAGCCGATAGAATCATTTTCCTCAAGGAGAGCATCTCTCGCCTTTGTGATATCAATTCGGCCCGGTGCAGTCTTTTGAATTTCATAACCCTTAACGTAAGCCTTTCCTGGCTCAACAATAACCGTAAGCTTACCTTCTTGATCCAAGGCCTGTGCTTCGGTTTGACCTAGATCGGCTACGTCACCACCATTGTACTGTGGATATTTTTCGTATGACCAAACCACGTTTGAGTCAAGGGAACCATCGGCCGCATCAGCAACCCCTGTTCCTACGGCGACTGAAGGTCTGTTTGGACCTGCAGTACCTGACTGCATTGCTCTGTAAGTAAAACCACCGTCGGTTACGATATCACCGATGAGGTAGAATCTTCCTTCGGTCCATGCGCCACGATTATTGGATCGCTTTTCTTTGACTTGAACTCTGAATGGGTTAACTGAATAGTTACCGGATTCGTCAAACGTTCTACGAGCAAGTGCCTTTTCAAGTTGTGAATAGTTTGCTACAACCTTATGCTCTTGCATAACACCGTTAGTGAACTGCATTGTCTCAATGTAATCGGCATCACTGGTGTCGGGAACATAAACTTCGTTTCCGTCAGCGTCAGTCGTAACAGTAATCTGTTTGGATACTAGAGTTGCTTCGATTTTATAACGATGAGCGCCAGGAGCAGAAAAGTTAAACGTTCCATTAGCGTTATCATTAAGAGAGTTATCCTCTTCAGGAGTTACAAACGTTTCAGCAACAGTAAATCCAACGGAAGCAGGTGTAGTAGTATTATAGGCATTAATGATTGCAACTTGAGATTCAACAAGAACAAAATGATTTCTTAAAAAGTAAATGCCTCGTTGTACTTCAGCAAATGAAGCGGTTGCGTTTGGGTTTTCGTTTGATGGTCTAAGAGTGATCTGATACTCAACAAAGTTATCGGCATCGGTTTCTGATATCTTGACTCTGACTCTTTCTTCGGCAGAGAATAAATTCTTAGTGTTGTTATCGGCAGAGCGAGTATACTCAACGACGAATCCTTGAGGAATCTCAGGACTTACGGAAGTATCCCTTGGTTGCCATGCTCTAAGTAGAGCCTTAGTGTTTAGAAGAGTTGCATCTGATCCACCGCTTACACCAAAACCTGTGCCAGTCTTGTTAAGCATTAGCCTTGCTGCTGCTGGGGTATCTGCTGCGGAAATATTTGTTGGAGTACCTTCAGTACCAGAGATCGTCTCAATTCTTTGAATGACTGGATTGACTTTAATTGAGTCACGACGAAGAATCGTCATTTGTCCTGGGACAACGACTGAGCCTTCTTGATAAATGGATTGACCAAACCGTGCTACTTGATTCTGAAGAATCGATTGAGCTTGGTTTAGTTCGCGAGTCTGTACCGCGTACCCTGGACGAAAGAGAACACGAAGGAATTTCTTCTGCTCATCAAAATCATCAAAGTAAGGTGAAGTATTAAAATTTGCCATTGTGTTCCTCTAGTACTCCAGCACTAATGTTATCGTTTCGATCTGATCGTTTCTGCGAGTGATTGCTTCACGATTATTTATAAACAAAATATCACCAGAATAAGGTTGAACCTCAGGATTTGTTATACTTGCGATAGTTCCTGATGCACCCGATGATAGTCCTCTGACGGTCTCTCCTACAGTAAAATCAATGTAGTTGGATACGTCGTTACCACGAATAACTCTTAGCTTATTGGATTCAAATACGTCAACCTGAAGTCCAATTGCACCACTCGTTTCACCAACGATTGTATCATCGGCAGTGAACGGTACGTTTGATTCATTCAGTGTGATTCTATATTTTGCATCAAGGGTCTGAGCCGTTGACGCTGTGGTTGTTCCGTAGTTAAGTGGGGATTCCATCATACCGATTCTACGGAAATCGTTTGCGACTGTAAAGTCCCCTTCGCCCTCGTCATAGGCAAATCTTAGATTGACCAAAGCATACCTTGCAAGAAGTTCTCTTTCAGGTGATGCGCCGTGTCCTAGGAACGGTGAGATGGTCGGAGTAAGAGTGGCTTCTGATGTACTTGTACCTACCACCTTTGCCGAAGCCTTTCTAAAATTTTGACCTTGCTTACCAGTTGCGATTGATACGTCAGTGACTACGCCCGTGCCGTTTGTTGTTGCTTCGGCTTGACACGATGACTGAACGATTGATGCAGTACCTGATGTATATCCTGAACCACCTAACACGAGTGTGATACTCGAAACCGCTCCGTTCTCATCAGTGTTAGCTAAACAATATCCAGTCTCTACTGCACCGTTGTTTCCAACCTGTCTAATTGCTACGGGAATATTAGATTCTGGTGCATAAGGATAGTTACTACCACCACTAAGAACAGTTATACCAACGATAGTTCCACCATCAACCGTAAGAGTTGCCGTTGCTGAAGCATTCTCGTCTCCGTCTCCAGAAACAAAAACTGGAACCGTTGTGCTAGCGGAGTATCCACTTCCTCCAGTGTTAATACGAATATTCTCAATAGCGCCTTTCACGGCGTTATTAACAACGGTTTCATTTTCACCAACGGGTAGATATCCAGGAACAAAGAACTTACGAATCAGTGAATCGGATAAAGTAAACATATACTTCCACTTATATCCGTCAGCCTGTTTAGTAACACTATTATCAGTGTGGGTTGGTTTAATTGTCGATGCAGCTCCATTGTTATTAGAGATACATTTATATACCTTTTTCTCGTCCGTGTAAATATAAAAATCTTTATCGGTTAGATCAACGTCCTCACGGTACTCGTAATAAACTGTTGAGGTCGTCCAATCAATTCTGCGGAAACCTAAACGAACGTCTTGGCCGTCAATCTTTTTAAGAGCAGTCATATCATGCCATGCGTCATACTCAGACTTAAGTGAGTTATCCGGAGTCGGTGGATTCTCTTCATCAGTCCAAGGTTTGGTGCGACCATAGAACATATAGAAACTAGATCCCGATGACTGAACTGCTCTTACGAGGTCCCTTGCATTTCTATACTGAAACTTTGTTGATAAACTGCTAGCCATTTTTTAATCCTGTGTAACGAATACTTCGCCGGTTAGTCCTTGAGATCTGAACTCAGTGACGTCGATAAACTCTGTGTTAAAGTCCTCGGTGCCAACGTATGCCTCAGAGAAATATACTTCGGTCTGAACTGTATAGTCCTGACGGAACCCGAGCGGAGTACTCTTAAGAACTGGACGTTCAAGTACTTCATACTCACTAGGTGCGACCGTTGCAGTATATATTACGTTGGACTTAATGCTGTTATTGGCAATCTCGTTAAGACGAATATTACCAAAAACTTCCATGCCCGCTGGGTGGACCGTTCTCTTTAAGGCATCAAGCCATATCCCAGTCGAGTAGTTGGTTGATACTTCGTATGCATACTTTTGATAGAACCTAGAATCCTGAATCACAATTGATTCTGAAAGCTGACCCTTAACTCCACGATACTCACCTGCGGTGGTTACCACGGTGTCAAACAATAACTCAATGTCTGCGCCGTTACCGTTCGTTGAGGTAATATCAAGTGTTGAGTCCACGGCCTGTGCATCATTGGAATAACGATACAGATCAAAGTCCTTAAAGTAAAAGATCTCTGATACGTTTGCGTCCTTAACATGCTGAGGTGTATTACCTGCACCATAGTTACTAATACGAATATCAGTGATGGCTCCGTTTGGATCCACGAACGATACGAAGGCACTAAAGGAGAAACCCTCGAATCCTAATACTCTAATACGATCACCAGGAACGTATCCTGAGCCACCGTTCTTAATATTAAATCCTGAGACGGATTTGTATATCTCTGCGGATAGTCCGCCGACTGCTGAAATGGTTTGTCCTGCCTCAAAGGTACCCGACTGAGTTCCTTTCACAAGAGTAAGTTCAAAGATAACGCCGTCAGAATAAACTCGACGTTCCACCTTATCAACTTTTGCAACGGCGTCTGATGCCACCTGACGAATAACTTGTCCAGCAAAATTATCAGCATCGCCGGTCAGCATTGATACTCTAAGTTTATCCTCAACGATCCAACGACCGTCGGATGGAATCAATACTTGTTCCCAAGGATAATAAATCTCTACGACATCGTTGATAAAGAGCTGAAAGAACGTTTTAACCGCGGCTTCGGAACCCTTTGATCTATACAGATCCACTACCTTTTGATAGAAAACCTTAGGTGTAGCCGCATAATCTCGTGGAACGTATAGCCCAATCTCTTTCTGAATACGCGCAAGGAACTGCTGTTCCTGCTGCCATACATCTCGTTGCTCGGGTAGAGTGTTCTGATAGTAGGAAGCCTTGTTGGTATCCTCAAGGAAATTAAGATACGCCTTAAGGAAGAGAACCAACTTTGGATAGCTTGCCTCTATATGCTCGGGTACGAACGAGTCTACGAGAGCCGATATGTGTGGTGCGATATTTTTATCCATGTCTAGACACTGTGTTATATCTTACGCCTGAGAATTCTTTACCTGCCGCAATGGAATCGATCTCACCCTGTACCGCAGTGTCACCTGAGTCAATGGTCAATAGGTTATTGCGAATCGAAGCAATGTCAAACGAATCAGGAATACACTCGACCTCGATAAAGTTACCCTGGAAGTTTGACGGATTGAACGCCGTCAGTACGACCTTGGTACCTTGAACGAAACCAGCGTTGGCTACGATCACTTCTGTGTTCGCACCCTGCCCCTTTACGACCTGAACCGTTCTAGAGTTGTCGGCGTTTTTAATATCACGCAGACGACACGTGTTACCGTTAACCGTAAACAGAGTCGACTGATTGATCACTGATTCCTCGGTAGGCGAACTGTATAGGTTCGTTGAGAAATCAAGATCATATCTGGTCGCAACGTTTAGGGTTGGAACAAATCTTTTCTTGACGTAGACCCTTGCGGTTGAACTAAGAATGGCCTCGTCGGTATTATCAATCGTTTTCAATAGGTTGGAGTGTCTGAACACACCAGAGAAAGTATTCAGTGTTGATGTAGAGAATCCAGCGATCGCTGTCTTAACCGCTTCCTCGAGCTGTACCTTTGATTTAGTGGTCAGCGATGGGTTATACTTAAAGAAGACCTCAAGTGAGATATAGGTATAGGAAGGATCCACGATCTCTGTTCTAATCGTTGCGACCGATTTTGGTTTTACGATATCGGTTAGGATGGTGTCTCGCTCCACCGCTGATAGGATACTAGAGTTCGCTGGTTTGATCGATACGAATACCTTTCCGTAGTCGGGTGGATCGTTGTCCTCTCCGCCCCATGCCTTGATCGTATCGATGTTAGCGAAGCTTTCCTTAATGACGGCCTCGAAGTCCTTGGGGGTTACGCATCTGTTCTGAGAGGCAAATGTAATCGGCGCGTTACGTCTGATCGAATCATCCGCTTCTTTCTCGTGCCCACCAGCAGAGTTGGCCGAGGTAACCACCGTAACGTTGGTGTTGGTCTCGATTGCGTCCACGTTGGTAAAGAGTGATGCACCGTTTGCTTCTGCCTTGTTCGTTACGAGGTACGATATACGAATAAGGTTGGAGTTCTCCAGTGCCTTACCCAGTACTCCATCGCCGAACGATACCTCGAATCGACCGTCAGGATTCTCTGATACGAAGTAGACCCTGGACGTTGCCGCGATCTCTGTGATCGTCTTAGCCAGAACAAAGGTCTTAAAGGTTGACGCGTCCTTGTTGTCGTAGACGTCCACCTTGAGCGTTGACGTATCCACATCGGGATCAGGGATAACGAACCTCTCGGTTGACGAACTCGTGTAGACGTACTCAAGGTTCTTAAGGGTTCCCTCGTATACCTCGACTCCTGTGAAGGCAGCGTTGGTCGTTGAGTAGTCCTGTATGGTAACAAAGTTGTACGTGGTACCAGAAGCGGAGGCCTTGAACTTATGGCCACGACTAATGTTTAGGTTCTGTGAGGTAGGAGAGTTGACGGTAACATTGACCACGGCCTTAGCGGCGGTTGCGCTCTTAGGTGTGTATCCTAACAGACGAGCATGACCCACGATGGATCCACGGGTCTGTGCCGTATCGAGAAACGTCTCGTTGATTCCTAGGTTGGCGTTGACCGCGTTGTAGTGCGTCACATAGGCCAGGAGGTTGGTGATCGTTCCTAGGGCAGAGCCCTCGAAGTTATAGTCCGCGAACTCTGGATCCTCGGAGAGGTAATCGACCAGATTGGTTTTGATCTGCTCGAAGTCCAGTTCTGAAACTTTTAATCTTTTGTCTGCCATTATCGTTGTCTCTCAACCGTAAACTCGACCGTTGTGGTCTGTTGCGTTGGTGTTAGTATCTCAATCTCGAGGCGAACGTCTATGGCGTTCCTATCGGGGTCGGCGCTTACGATGACCTCCTCTAGTCTCACCCGTGGCTCGTAGTTCCTCAGAGCGGTTCTTATCTGTTCGGCCACGACCTCCTCGGTCACCGAATCGAAGTGTTCGAACAGATAGGCCCTGACGTTACCACCAAAGGCCGGCATGAAGGGACGCTCGCCCTGACCGGTGAGCAGTATATTGAGTACTGACTGTTTGACGGCCTCGGCACCACGTTTCTTTGTCAGATCGTTAGTGACCGCGCTTTTTCGAAACGCTAGATCGAAGTCCGAGTAGTCCTGTGACCGTGCTAGTATGTCGTTTGCTGTTCTCATACGTTTATTTATACCCTAACCACCAGCGAAAACGTTGGAGCTTCCAGAGATTATGGCACCCGCGTCGCAGGCGTCTCCGACTCGAGCACACGGGACGCCATTGACGAACACACTGGAGCTTCCGGCCTTGATCGTTTCGACGTGAGGAACGCATACGTCCCCTACCAGTATCGTATGGACCACGGTGGGATCGCCCTTACGCTCGACGCCCTTGGAGTTGGCGAACACATTTGAGGAAGGGCCCGTAATCGTGGTGGTACCCGTACAGGGATGGCCCGTGCTGGCAGAGTCTCCTATTCTCGCTACGGCCGGCATTACTTGTTACCGAACCGACGAGTGTAGGAAGGGTCCTCCTCGTATGCCTCGGCCCATTTGTTCTCAGTGAACTCGGCGAACTTAGTCAGTTCATCGACCGTATAATAGAGATCGTCGATCCATTCCTCCTGTTCGTTTAGTTTCTTTTTGATCTCAGCGAGATCCCTTGCCGTATTAATGGTTTCCTCCACGGCCATACGACTCGTTAGTTGCTCGACCTGTTTCTCCATATCCTGTATGGTCTGCGCCTGCTGAGCGGTCCACCAAACAAAACCAGAGACCTGTAGTACCAAGGCAACCACAACGCCTATCGATAGTTTCATATTGTTCATAAGCTATTTTCTCCTTTACCGCTCCGGAAATTTTTTTCTCCGGAACCAAAATTAAATGCATTTAACCATTTACACAATGATGATTACCTGTTATAATAATAGAGTCAATCCGAGAGAAGGGGATATACAATGAAA